GATGTCGAACACATCCTCCAACAAATCGAAGCCAAGCGATTAGACCTTACGGATTCCTATGCCGATTGGGTCAAGATTGGCTTTGCCATTGCTGCAAAATACCACGAGCCAGGTGCAGACCTGTTCCATCGGGTTTCGGCACTGTCACCCAAGTACAACCCGGAAGCCTGCGACAAAAAGTACAAGCAACTTTGCAACTCTAAGCAGAATCAAGTGTCCTTTGCTTCCTTCATGTGGCTTGCCAAGAATGCAGGTGTAGAGATTCAAACCAAGACCACCAAGCACATCGTGTCTACAACGAAGTCCCACCGCATGCGTGTCGGGACCAATGGCGGTCCCAAGGACATCAACGCAGCAACCGAAGCAGCGGTCCGGGTACTTCGGGAAATTGACAACATCGACATCGATGGCCTCGAAGAAATCGTTGCCAACACGATGGCACTCGATACCACTGAACTAAAGTCCGCTGATACCGAGGACACACCAATCAAGCAGATAAAGGCTTTCTTACGTTCATTCGACCTAAAACGCAATGCAGTAACCCGTTGCATTGAATACAAAGGCCAACCCATTACCGACGTGGACCTGAACAACATTTACGTTGACTGCCTCGAAGCCTTTGGCAAGAAGGAAGTCAACATGCAACTGGTCGGGGCCATAGTGGATTCGGACTTCACACCGACCTACAATCCATTCACCCAGTTCTTTGCCCGGCACGGTCATCGCAATCCTACCGGGTGCATCGAGGCCCTGACCAATACCATCCGAACAACCAACCAGGATCATACGTTCGTGCAACTCTGCATCACCAAATGGCTCTGCTCGGTCATCGCAAGTATGCACGGGGAATACTCTCTTTCAATACTGGTCCTTTGTGGCGACCAAGGCATCGGCAAGACCAACTTCTTTCGAAACCTGCTGCCCGATGAACTTCGGGCCTATTACGGGGAATCCAAACTGGATGCCGGCAAGGACGATGAAATTCTCATGTGCAAGAAGATTATCCTCTGCGATGACGAGTTCGGTGGCAAATCCAAGCAGGAAGCCAAGAAACTCAAGGAACTGTCCTCCAAGCAGACCTTCAGCATCCGCAAGCCCTACGGCCGGGTACATGAGGAACTTAACCGCTATGCGGTCCTTTGCGGTACAAGCAACGACGAGGAAGTCATTAACGACCCAACGGGTAACCGTAGGATCCTGCCCATTGTAATCAGCGAGATTGACTGGGATGCCTATGCAGCCATCGACAAGACGGACCTGTTCATTGAAGCCCTGCATTCCTTTAAATTGAACGGAGCCGATGCATGGCAACTATCCAAGGCCGAAATCAAGATGCTGAACAATCACACCATGCACAACGTGCAGCCGGCCATCGAGAAAGAAATGCTCCTAAACCTGTTCACCATCCCGATGGATTATAGCGACCCCTACGGCAAGTGGATGAGCAATACCGAAATCAAAGACCTCATCGAAACCTGCACCAAGCAGCACATCAGTTCGCACAAACTTGGAGCGGTCCTAAAGTCCCTTGGCTGTAAGAAAATGACACGACGGGAGCGGAATTTCCTTCCGTGCTACTTTTTGGTGAAAAATGCCGATAAAAGTGACTACGCCCAAAAGGTTGATAATAAGCGACATCCGTTTTAGTGTAGTCACTTAGTCACTTAAAATGCGTTTTTTCTTTAGGGGCTTATATATGCATGTGTGTGTGTGTGTGTGTGCATATAATATATACTCTAAAGAAAGTAGTAACTAAAGTGACTACACTGACTACAACCCCCTTCACGCTATCAAAAACGCAGATTTTGGTAGTCACTTCACCCAAACTCAAAGTAACTACAAGTGACCACACTTAGACCCTACCAACAAACCGCTATTGACCAAATGCGGACAAGCATTGCCGAGGGCAAAAGACGCTTGATACTCTGCTCCCCAACAGGGAGCGGTAAGACGGTCATGTTCACCTACATGGTGGCACGGGCCTTAGAGAAAGGCAAGCAGGCCATCATCTTCACCGACCGGGTGGAACTGCTCCGGCAATCCAACGGGGCCTTGGACCAGTTCGGAATCAAGCCGACGCTGATTGAGGCCAACCGAACCCGGCTCGATGTTTCAGGGAACTGCTTCATTGCCATGGCCCAAACATTCAGCCGAAGGAAAAACTCTGCTGAATACACGGACCTTTTGGCCCGTATGGACCTGGTGATTATTGACGAAGCCCACAAGCAGACATTCAACCCCCTGCTGCCATACATCAACCCCAAGGCCGTGGTCATCGGTGCGACTGCAACGCCATTGCGGAGGGGAAAGCAGGAATGCCTATCCAAATTCTACAAGGCTCTCCATGCACCGGTGCAGGTACAGGAACTGATTAGCCAAGGCTACCTGGCCGAGCCAACGACCTACGGAATGACGCAGGACCTATCCGGGATCCGTATGAAGGGCGATGATTACGACACCGAGCAAATGGCTCAACGATTCAGCGAGCGGAAGGTCTTTGCCGGGGTGGTGCAGAACTACGCCAAGGTCTGCCCAGGCAAGAAGGCCATTGTCTTTGCCAGCAACATCGCATCAAGCAAGGAGGTTTGCGAGGCTTTGCAGGGTGCAGGGTTCAACGCCCGGCACGTTGACGGAGAGATGCCAAAGTCCTTACGAGCCGAAACCCTTGCGTGGTTCAAGCATTCCACCAATGGGATCCTTTGCAACTGCGACTTGATGACCACGGGCTTTGATGAACCAAGCATCGAGGTCGTCATCCTTTACCGGGCGACTGCGAGCCTACCCTTGTTTATGCAGATGGTTGGCCGAGGCTCCAGGGTAACGCCAACCAAGACACGGTTCACGGTGCTGGACTTCGGGAACAACGTGCAGACCCACGGATTTTGGGAAACGAACCGGGAATGGTCCTTGAAGAAGAAACGCAAACGGGAGTCCGCTGGCGTTGGTGGGGTGAAGAACTGCAAGAAGTGCGAGGCCATTATCCCGGTGGCTGCCATGGAGTGCAAGCATTGCGGGTTTGAATACGAGCGAAAGCCAAAGCCTCCAGCTGAAGTCGTAAGTTTGCAGATGCTGACCAAGGCTCAAGGCATGGAGATGGCAAAGCAAAGCACGATGTACCAAAAGGCTCAACTGGCAAAGGCCAAGGTCATCAGCCCGTTTTGGGTGCTGCACAATCAATGCAAGAGCAAAGCCGAAGCCTTGGAGTTCATCCGCTACATGGGATGGAGGCCAGGCTGGGCCTTCCACAATAAAGACCGTTTTCCAATCCTAAAGTAAGTTCATGCAAGAATTCAAACTCCAAGCCGAATGCTTCCAGTGGCACTGGAATAACTTTCCCGACCAGCGTGGCCGATTGTTCACGGTCAACAACAACGCACCGAATGCCTATGCCGGCAGCGTGATGAAAGCCATGGGCGTGGTCGCAGGTGTCAGCGACATGATATGGCTCTCACCAACCGGTGCGGTGATGCTGGAGTTCAAAGCCGAAAAAGGAAAGCAGTCACTCTCGCAGAAGTGGTGGGAGTCAGTCGTCCAAGAGGCAGGGTACAGATACGAGGTCATCCGAAGTGTGGAGGATTTTCAGCGAGTGGTTGCAAGTGTGGAATAGTTGTGTAGATTTGTTCCATGCGATTCCTACTGCTACTGCTCCTCCTGACCGCTTGCACCAACGACCGCCCTTGGAAGGTGATTGAGGTCCGGGCCAAGGGTAACGCCTGCGAGTATGTGCTAAGCCGTAGCAACGGATTCGGGCCACAAGTCAAGACCCTGACCGATACCTGTGGGAGGTATCAACTTTTTCAAACTATACGCAATCGGGTATAATATATAGAAAAACCCAAAATTTATACGCATTCGGGTATAATCGTCAGCCTCTGTTCTTACCAAACCTCCCCCAGCGTCAGCCTATAAACTGACCCAAACCTTAAACCCATGAAAACCACACCAATCGATTTCCGACGCTGGCAACTGCACATCCGCAAGGAGTGCGTCAACTGCAACCGACCCGACAAATCCGAAACCATCAAGGCGTGGTCTGTCAACTGGACTCTGCTCGGTCGAATCCTTCAAGCCAAAAACGCCTGACCATGGAGTGGATTAAATGCTTGGACAGGATGCCGGAACCTTACGAGCCAGTCCTGATATTCACAACCGACCGCAATCAAGCCTACGCATGGCTCGGAGATGGCCGTTGGTACTACGAGCATCAAACTTGGTTCCTGACCGAAGTCAGCCATTGGATGCCCCTACCCCCAAACCCGTTTTAATCAAAACCGATGAAAAAAGAATTTATCCCCTACAAACAAGCCCTTGCACTCAAAGAACTTGGGTTTGATGAACCTTGTTTTGGAAATTATTATACATTAAATGGCAAAACATGGAAACTTGCTGATAATATAGAATATGACTTGCTTAATGAACTTTATCACATTGGTTCTAAATTTACCATTATAGCACCTCTCTACCAACAAGCGTTCAGGTGGTTCCGGGAGAAGCACGGATTAAATCATTTCGTTGAGATTGATGTTGATTGCGAGCCAAGTTACTATAATGCCCATGTTCAATGCTCTTTAGTGTATCATGGCAACAACTACGAAGAAGCGGAACTTGCCTGCCTTAAAAAACTAATTGAACTTTTAACCAAGACGGCATAACCATGGACCTAATCTCACGCACCATACTCGGCTATACGGCAGAGGTTGTCGGAGTCAGCCCCGATGACATCTTGAGCGAAGTCAAAACCCAAGAACTGGTCCTTGCTCGAAGCATCTTCGCAGACATCGCCTACTCGGAATACCTCTACACCTACTGCCAAATCGGGCGTATCATCAAGAGGAACCATGCTACGGTCATGCACAACCTCGAAATCCTTGCCAAAAACATGAGAGCAAGGCCCGACATTAAATTCCTTCGTACACAGGTTTTAAACAGGACACGGGATTTTTTGCAACATTAGCGAGAACCCCCTCCATCTTTGCGTTAGTGAACGCAGAGAGCATCGTCCTTGACCTTTATCGAAGCGGAGAAATCCGCAAGGCTTGCCTCACCATTACGGGGGGCAATCCGCTTTGGAAGGATCTCGAACAAGAGGTCGTCCTAATCCTACTGGAGAAAGACCCCGACAAGATTACCAAGATGCAGGTACAGGGATACCTGCGTTTTTACATCGTTCGCCTGATCATGAACCTGTACCGGGGCAACAACAACCAGTTTGCCAAGAAGTACCGACACCACGACGAGCGAGTAGAGGTAGACCCCGAAACCCAAGAACTGGGCAAGGACTACGACTCCCTGCTTGACGACCTTTGGGCCATCGCCCAGCAAGAGATGGACTCTTGGGCCAAGGACGGAGCGTTCCCTTACGACAAGGAACTGCTGAACCTACTAATGCAGACAGGCAACATGAAGGCTATGTCAAGGGAAACGGGCATCCCGTATCGGAGCATCATCTACTCCATCGAACAGGCCAAGGCCAAAATCAAAACCGCAATCGAAGCAAATGGATATACTGGTTTTTCCAATCCTGATTAGTGCTTTAGCGACCCTTGCGGTCGTGGAGTTCCGGGTTCTGCCCCAGTGGTTCTACGCTTTGCCCTTCGCCAAGCGGAAGCCGTTTTCGTGCATGACCTGCTTTGGTTTTTGGCTTGGGGTGTTGCTGACCCTGCCAACCTGCCAATGGTACTTGGCTCCTATCCTCGGCCTTGCCTCATCTGCCACCGCAATCCTACTCAGAGAATGGACCTTCAAATGACCAACGACCAATTCATCGTTGCCCAAAAGCACAGGAAGTACTGGGACCAATATGTGGCATCCCTAACCATGCGACTCCCACCCGATGCGGTTGGAGAACTGCAAGCCATCCTGACTGCTCATGGACGACCTCCCACAAACTGGTGGTGTGCCGACTGCGTAAAATCGGCTCTCCAATACATTTACCTACAAGCGGACTTGTTTGCCGAAGCCAACCAAAACACCATAAACCACTCCCTGAATGCCCCTGCCAATCCCGAACAATAACGAGTCAAGAGAAGGCTTCATCGGTCGCTGCATGAGCAATAACCAAACCAATGCGGAGTTCCCCGATACGGCTCAAAGATTGGCCGTTTGCGGCTCAACGTGGGAGAATCACAAGAGGCAGCAGTTTGAGTCATACTCCGACTACGGCCAAGAGATTCGGGCCAATGCCAAGCGGGGGATTGAACTGAACGAGCGGAACGGCAACAAGTGTGCGACGCAAACAGGCAAGGTCCGGGCGCAGCAACTCGCCAACGGGGAAGCAATTTCCCTTGAAACCATCAAGCGGATGCACTCCTACCTGTCCCGGGCTGAAACCTACTACGACAACGCAGACGATACCTCGGACTGCGGTTACATCTCATACCTCCTTTGGGGTGGCAAGTCGGCTCTCTCATGGAGCAGGAACAAACTTCGGGAACTTGGCAAACTCGAAGGCTAAAGACGAAGACGAGGCCCAAGTGCAGGCTCGGATGGACTCGCTGATGATGGTCATTACGACCCTCTGCGACTGCATCGGGGCGGTGGATGATTCCAATGCCCCGAACGCATTTGCGGTGAAGATGAAGATAGTGGACAAGATTGACGAACTCATAGACAAAATCGAATACTGATGGGAACCAGCAAGGGCAACGGCAAGTACATCGAAACCCCCGAAAAGATGTGGGAGTACTTTGAGGCATACCGGGCAGGGGTCAAGAGCAACCCAAGGCTCAAGACGGTATTCCCCGGCAAGGATGCTATTCCCCAATACGAACCCTTGGAGCGTCCGTTGACCTTGGAAGGCTTTGAGAACTGGTGTGCGGATGCAGGTATCGTTCAGGACTTAGGGGATTATTTTGGGAATACAAGGGGCAACTACTCCGAGTATTCAGCCATCTGCTCGCGTATAAGGCGAACCATCCGTCAAGACCAAATTGAGGGGGGCATGGTTGGTCAGTACAACCCATCCATCACTCAACGCCTCAACAACCTTGTGGAACGCCAAGAGAACACGGTCCATATTGAGCAACCCCTATTCCCCGACAATGACTGATGCCGGCAAAAGAGCAGGAGAAGTTCATCCGAACCACGGCCGTAAATAAGGTCCGTGAGTTAAAGCGGTTCGTCAAAGGGGTACAAGGCGGCTCGTCCGCATCCAAGACGTACTCCATCCTTGCCGTTGAGATTGACCATTGCACGAAGAATCCGTACACGGAAACGAGCGTCGTAGCCGAGTCCATCCCACACCTGAAGCGTGGGGCCATGAGGGACTTCATGAAGATTATGACCGTTACAGGGCGGTTCAATGCTGCCCGATGGAACGCCACCGACTTTCGGTACAAGTTCGCTAACGGGTCTTACATCGAGTTCTTTTCGGCTGACGACGACTCCAAGTTAAGGGGTGCAAGGAGGGACAGGCTCTACATGAACGAGGCCAACAACCTATCCTTCCACGCTTACACGGAATTGGCTGCAAGGACCAAGCAGTCGGTCATCCTTGACTGGAACCCGGTCAACGAGTTTTGGTTCCATTCCGAACTGATGCAAGACGAGGACGTGGACTTCCTCATTCTAACCTACAAGGACAACGAAGCCTGCCCCAAGAGTGCGAGGGACTTCATCGAGAAAGCGAGGGTCAAGGCTGAATCTTCGGAGTATTGGGCGAACTGGTACAAGGTGTACGGCCTCGGTCAGGTCGGGACGCTTCAGGGGGCCATCTACGAGGACTTCGAGGTCGTGGAGGGTATCGATGTCAGCCGAGCCAAATTCGTCGCCCTTGGGCTTGACTGGGGCTTTAGCAACGACCCTACGGCCTTGGTCGCCATCTACCGCCAAGGGGACTGCCTGCTGATTCAGGAACTGCTCTACGCAACAGGCCTTACCAACCAAGACATCGCAGATAAGTTGCGGTCCTTGGGCATCACAAGGGCTTGGGAAATCGTGGCGGATTCAGCAGAACCCAAGAGCATCGAGGAAATCTACCGACTTGGTTTCAATATCAAGCCAGCAGAGAAAGGTCCCGATTCGGTCAGGAACGGGATAGACATCCTGAAACGCTTTAAGTTGCAGGTAACCAAGGATAGCACCAACCTGATCAAGGAACTGCGGTCCTACACTTGGGCGACCGACAAGGAAGGCAAAAACACGGGGGTCCCTATCGATTCCTTCAACCACGCCTGCGATGCTATGCGGTATGTGGCCCTTAACAAGTTACGGGTCAGTAACTCAGGGAAGTATGTTGTGGTTTAACTTTGCGGTACTAAACCCCTAAACAATATGAAAGATTTTATTACTGCCTAAATGAACCCCGAACGCATCCTTGACCTGCTCATCGAAATCGGCAAGACGCTTGCAGCCATTTTCTTCATCATCACCCTTCTAACCCTCCTTTGGACCTTATGAAAGTCGTTCACTACTACCACATCTACTGCGGAGGGAATTGGCAGTTAATCCTCAACCAGCACATGATGGCGGTCTGCAATTACGGCCTCATCAATGTCTTGGATGAGATAAGGGTCGGCATTGTCGGTCCACCCGAACAACGCAAGGCGGTCAAGGAGGTGCTGGAGAACTCGATGGTGGCCGATAAGGTCAAGGTCGTGGTTACCCGAACCAACGCTTGGGAGCAGGCGACGCTTACCGAGATGTACCGGGCCTCGCAGGAAGAAGAAGCCGTGTACCTGTACGCTCACACGAAGGGGGCTGCGAATCCATCCTTGACCACCCAACTATGGGGCAGGTCCATGCTATTCTTCAACGTGGTCGCATGGGAGCGGTCCATGCAAATGCTGGAGGGGGTCGATGCCGTAGGATGTCATTGGATAACCAAAGAGCAGTTCCCTCACATGGCGGACCACAACAACCCCGAAGGCTATCCGTACTTCGGGGGCAACTTTTGGTGGGCCAAGTCAAGCCACATCAAAGAACTGGGCGAACCTGCAAGGGACCATCGATTCCGAGCAGAAACTTGGGTTGGCAAGAAGCCCGACACCAAGGTCTTTGATTCCAACCCCGGCTGGCCTTCGCCCGAACGCTTTGTCATAACTTTTTAGCATGAAAAAACACATCGACCAACTCAAAGCCTTGGACTACTCGCACATTTACACGACTGCGGTAGAGCATATCATTGAAATCTACGAGGAAGCCAAGAAGCACAAGGGAGGCCACGCTTTGGAACTCGGTTCCTACCTCGGACACTCGACGCTCGCTATCGCCTTGGCTGGGCTTGACGTGGTGGTTTACGACACCGATACAACGGTTGAGGATAAACGCAAAGCCCTGCTATCGCAGTTCAAGGTCGAATGGAACAACCAACCGAGCCACATGGCCCTGCAAGAGGTCAGGACGTTTGACTTCATCTTTCACGATTCCGACCACGGGGACGGCATGATTCCCGAAATGGTTGCCTTGTTCAACAAAGCCCTCAACCCCGGTGGGACGATGCTCATCCATGATGCCGAACTGCTGACGATGGTCAACCTTACGAGCCAACTGCAGCCACACGAAGCCAAGGGGTCAACCGACCAAAGAGGCAGGATGCTTTTAACCATCTACAAAAAATGAAGGCAAAAACTTACATCTTCTGCCACGATACCGACATCGTGAAGCAATGCGAAGCCGAGGGGAGGTTCAAGGACTTAGCCCCCTACACTTGGGTCATGCTTGGGTTCAAGGACTTCGATGGCATGGCTGGCCTTGACCATATCGTTGCAAGGAACGAACCCGACAACATCGAGAGCCATCGCAACCTCGTCGCTTGGACTGGATGGTATGCTTTAGCCAAGAACGGCTACATCAAGAACGGAGATGTCGTGAACCTGTTCGAGTACGACCTCACCAAGACAGGCGACTTTGACCAACGGGCTTACTGCGCCTATTTCCGAGTCCCTGTTGACGTTGTGCCTTACTGGTCGTGTGGCGATAACTACGAGCCACACATCAAGCAACTGACTGGAAGGGGTGCAAAGGAATTCTATCAACCCGTCGTGCCTGTAACTTCCAATTACACGCTGACTTGGGACGATTCCTACCTTGACCTAACCGTCGCTTGCATTGAGCAAAAGTTGGTGGCTATTCCCCACGTCGGCCACATTTTAGAACGAGCCTACTCGCAGAGGTTTGCTGACATCCCTTACAACGTGGCTGCATTCAAGCACGCCTTCGCCAACTCTCACGGGTTCTAAGATGTACTTGGTCGGGGTTAATTACGCAACGAGTGAATACCTTCCAGCAGCGAGGGCGCAGGCTAATCAGTACCCTTTCCCGATTACAACAACCGAGGACGAGAAACGTCCGGGCAGGGGCAACAACTGGTGGAGGTGGAAGCCTCAAATCATCCTTGACGCTCTCTTTGACTTGCAGGAGGACGAAGTTCTGCTTTACCTCGATGCCCAAGACCTGCACGGGGATGGCTGCTTTGAGTTTGCCAAGCAATACTTGCAAGACAACCCCATCCTGTTGCATCAAAACTTTCACAACCATATCTCATACACGAAGGGCGACTGCTACGCCTTGATGGACTGCCTTCAATTCTTTAACGAGAAGCCGATGCAGATAGAGGCGGGGTTCCTTGGCTTACGCAAGACCGACTTCACGATTGACCTCATGTACGAGTGGTCCAAGTGGCTCCACGTTGACAAGGCCGTGAATGACGACCCCAGCGAGTATCCGAACCATCCATCGTTTATTGACCACAGGCACGACCAAAGCGTCCTGACCAACCTCGCCCTGCTTAACGACCTGCCTATGGTCGTCGTTCCCGAAATCCGTTGCAACACAAGACCCAAACTATGAAACTCCAAGACCTGACCATCGACCAGTTCCAGCGCATCGGAGCCATTGAGTTTTCCAGCGTCCTTGGGGACTACGACAAGCGTGCAGGGGTCGTCGCAATCGTTGAGGGGGTCGATATATCACTCGTGAGGGAAATGCCCGCCAAGAGCGTCCTAAAGCGTTACAAGGCCATTATCAGCGAGTGGAACGCATTGCCTGCCCTTGGGTACAAGCGAAAGTTCAAAGCCGGGGGCAAGTGGTGGATTCCAACGGTCTTCACGGATGAACTCACGGCCGGGCAGTTGATTGAGTTAATGGACGCAAACACGACCGACGAAAAACAACTCCTGCAAAACCTTCACCGAATCATGGCGACCCTGTGCAGAGAGGGCGGTCTATTCGGATTATTCCCGAAAAAGTACGACGGGGCTGCCCATGCGGAGCGAGCCGAACTGATGAAGAAGCACGCCAAGGTGGGCGATGTTTGGGGGGTTGTCAGTTTTTTTTTGTTAAGTTCCGAACCCTACTTGAAAGTTTTGAGCGACTATTCCAAGCACCTGATGAAGACGGCCGAGGGGCTGACGTAAGCCCGCTTGCCGGGTACGGTTGGCTTATGGTGGTGTGGCGGATGGCAAACAAGGACGTGCTGAAATTCGATGCCATCTTTGCGATGAAGGCGGTGGAGTTCCTGAACTATGCGCTCCTGATTCACGACATCTTGGAAGCCGAACGGATGGAAGCGGAGCGAGCAAGGCGCAGATAGACACTATCCGGCACGGGGGACATTTACCCACATGGAGTTCAACGTCTTTGTAGGAGGGTCAGGCAAGAAACTGACCGACATCCAAAAGGAGGCCCTTGCTGACTTTGGTGTAGCCCTCGAAGATGGGGCCATTGAGAACAAGTCCCACGCCTTAGTGGTCAAGTGGCTGGAAGGGGTGGTCCGCCTTGCAAAGCAGAACCTTGCCAAGTCGAACGCCATCGCAAGCAACGCCCTTTCGCAGTCCATCACGGTTACCCCTATATCCCTTAACGACCAGTCCTTCGTTGTTGCTATTGAGGCAGCGGATTATTGGAAGTTTGTGGACCTCGGTGTCAAGGGTGCAAACTCAACCAAACGTGCGCCTAACTCGCCGTTTCAATACCGGGACAAGCGTCCACCTATCCGCCCGATTCAGGAGTGGATTGCGTTTAAGGGCATTCCGTTGGAAGGCCGGGACAAGAAGGCAGCAAACAGGTCCTTTGCCATCAACATCGCCAACAAGATTCGGAGGGAAGGTCTGAGAGCGACCAACTTTATGAGCAACGCAGTAAGCCCCGAAATGATAGAGGTCTTGACTGAGAATATCGCAGAGGTCCTTGGCAAATCCATAAGCGTAGCAACAACAAGATAAAATGGCAACAACCGTCCTTTCAGGGTCGCCCCAAGTGGCAACCCCCGTTTACAACAAGATGCTCTTTAAGGTCAGCGGTTCGCTGATTGCACAACCGAACTACCGCTACGTCTGCGATGTCAAGAACCCAGCAGGGACCACCCTTGCACGGTTGAAGTGCGACAAACTGCCCAGCACCAACTTCGGCTTCTTTGACGTTGCCAAGGTCGTTGAAACGCTGATTGCCCCGACTAAGCCATCGCTTACCCAAACGGGTTTCGTGGATCATGCCGGGTACTATTCGGGTTACAGGCTTGACTTCATGGAGGAATACGGCAACACCCCTGTCGTGCAGACGGGAACGGTTACCACCGTCAGCGGGGTCATGGGGTTTGCGGGGAACTTGGAGCAGTTGGAGTTCCAATCCTACAATTCTGCGACTCGATTCCCTTCGGGTACGCTTTTGGGTAGTTTGGCTTTGACCACCCCGACCCGATTCGTATGGCATTCCAATACCGAGGCGAGGTGGCTCGCCCAAGGGAAGGGGACAACAACGGCCAACTTTGACAAAGCCCTGATTCGCTACTACACGGCCGGGGGTACGTTGGTCCGAGAGTACACGGTCAATAACGGCCAACCATCGGTGCAGCAAGTCGTCCGCTTTGGTGCAGGGCCGTCCAATATCCGGGCATTGACTTCGGGCCAAGCCAGCGACGGGTTCAGCGGTGAGTACCTATTCCCGTCCAATGAAGGCGAATACTACACCATCGCCTTCGGGGACTCCGCTTGGAACGACTTTAACCAACGCTGCGATGCGGATGGAGCCGACCCAGCCGAAAGTTCATTCTGCTTGGAGGAACGATTCAACGAACTATACGAGGACAACTACGACAACTTCGGGCAAGAGTACGCCTATACGAAGGGTCTTTGCGAGCGTTTTAACTCCATCCCGGTTCACTTCCAAAACAAGTGGGGCGGGCTTGATGCGTATGTCTTCACATTGAAGAACCGCAAGAGGGCCAACATTACCCGGCAGACGTTCGGGTACAACTCGGACGTTTACGCAACCACCACCTACGACAAGGTGTGGGCAGGGGAGTTCGACTACGTTTACGCCCTCAACTCGGACTGGCTGACCGATGCCGAGTCTGCTTGGCTAATTGAGATGGTCAGGTCCGGGCAGGTATGGCTTGAACTGGATGGGCAGTTGGTTGAAGCCATCGTGAACGCCAACACCTACCAATTCACGACTCGCAGGAACGACCGCCTGACTCAGTTGCAGGTCGAGGTTGCCGTGGCTTACAAGAACAACATCCTATGAGCGTAACCCTCATCGCCTACCCTCTCAACGAATCAAACGCAGAGGTCCCCTACGTCCTTGACACCATGGGCGAAATCGACATCGCCCTGACGTTCAGCGTGGAGGACATTGCCGACATCACTAAGCGAAGGGGTTCTTTTTCCAAGACCATCACGTTGCCTAATACGACGACAAATCGGGACTGCTTTGGTCATGCCTACAACATCCAGTCCTTTGTGGGTGGATTCCAGCCAAACAAGAAGATTCGTGCAGCCATGTGGGAGGACGGGGTCCAAGTGTTCAGCGGAGTCCTGCAACTGATTTCCATGTCCAAGATTCGGGGAGAGGTAACCTACGAGGTTGGCTTGTTCTCGGACGATGTGAGCCTGTTCAAGTCCATTGAGGGCAACCTCCTTGCGACAACGGTTGGGGTAAGCGGAATGAACCACACGCTGACTTCTGCTCATGTTTCTGCGACTTGGACCGCATCGGGTGCAAGTGGTTACGTTTACGGCTTGGTGGATTCCTACGGATATACCGATGTGGTTACGCAGGGGTGGTTTGCCGTGCCGTTCTACAAGATGACCCCAAGCATTTATGTGAAGAAGATGGTGGATCTAATCTTCGCACAGGCGGGGTATCGCTACACCTCGGAGTTCTTCAACTCGGAGCGGTTCGGCAAGTTGGTCATTCCATACGCTGCTGGGGAAGCAATACTGAACTTATCGGGGTCAACGATTTTCGTAGCAAGTACCGGGACGATTAGCGCATCGGGAAACATCAACTACACGATGCAGTTCCAAGATGAAACAGGAAGTTATTACGACCGCCCCGGATATTGGGTTCCTTCGTCAAGCACCTTTGTTGCGCCTTCGTTCCCAACTCGTTGGAACATAACGGTAAATTTTGGGGTAACTGTTGCAGCACCGAGGCCCGTTGCAAATATGAGTATCCGAAACCTGACCAACTCTACGGATAATCAGGTCATCACGGGCATAAACATATTCTCAAACAACTCGGTTACTTTTCCAAACGTTACCATCCCTGCCAACACAACCGCAAACATCGGCATCGTTTTCACGACTCCATTTTCGGGAGGTGCTGGCACTATTCTTTCAGGTGCAACAATCCTTTGGGAATGCTTGGAGAACCCTCAAACATTGCACACGGTTGACATGAGGACCGCCCTGCCTGCTGACGTGAAGCAGAGCGACCTCTTGCAAGACCTGCAAAAGATGTTCAACCTCTACTTCATGCCGGACCCTGCCGACCCGAAGAACCTTATTGTGGAGCCTTGGGTGGACTTCTATTCATCAGGGGTCGTGGACTGGTCGCAGAAATCGGATGAGAATGCCGAGCAGAACATCACGAACGGGGACCCGAACCAATACAAGACCATCGTGTTCAAGTACAAGGATGCCGGGGACTATTTATCAAAGTTGGATAAATCGAACTACCCGCTTGCCAAGGAAGGCTACGGAGGGCGAATCTTCACCACCGACAACTTCTACGGCAAAGGCGAGAACGTCGTCGAACTCGCTTGCAGCACTCTAATCCCTGCGAACTTCACGACTGACAAGGTAATCGGCAGGGCTTGGGACTTGGATGGCTCTGCTTTGTCGGGAACCATCAAGACCTTGCAGAGCGGTTACAGGATAGCCCAATACAACCTCATCGAAGCCCCGACGACGTGGGCCTACCAGTACGGGGTCAGCGGTTCGGTAGCACTCGCAGAATCGTTGTTGAGCCTGCCCTTTGTCAGCCACCTTAACAACCCTTACGCAGCAGATTTCGACCTTGCTTTTGGAATCCCCAAGCAGTTGTACTATGCGGTGAATGTCGCCGCAAATAGCGACCCATACGCATACACGAACAACAACCTGTTCAACATCTATTGGTGGAATTTCATCCAAGAAACCGTCAGCCGTGAGGCGATGCAGTTGGAGTTGTCCATCATGCTCAATGCGGTGGACATCAGCCAACTCGACTTCCGAACCCCTATCTACTACGGAGGGGTCCGTTGGAGGCTGCTTGAGATTCGGGACTACGAGATAGGTCAGCAGAAGCCTTGCCGGGTAACCCTTCGCAGGATTCTCAACTTGACCGAGTTTGTCCCAAAGCAAATCTACTACTTCCCCTACGACGGCCCTGTCCCTGCAACGGATTCGGACTACCCGAACGAAGTCCCCCCGATTCCAACCATCAAAGAACTCCCAGCGGTTGCAGGTCCTCCCGGTGAAACGGGTGCAACAGGTGCGCAGGGCGACCCCGGTCCAGCAGGTGCAGGGTTCACTCCGGGCGATGCGGCAGGGGACATCAAGTATTGGGATGGAGCCGATTGGGTCAACTTGGGAATAGGAAACGAAGGTCAGGTCTTGGAGGTTGTGTCGGGATTACCAGCATGGGCAGACAAATAAAAAACTATGGCAGTTACTAAAGAAATCGTCCTCGAAGTAGGAATCAAGGACTCAACAGGTCAAGGAACTGAATCCGCAAAGAAACGGCTCCGTGATTTACAACGCGCGCTCGTTGACCTTGCGGTCGCAGGGCAAGAGAACTCCGCAGAGTTTCGGAAGTTAGAGGCCGAGGCAGGAGAGTTGTCCGACACCATTGGCGATGTTAGCCAAAGGGTCAAAAACCTTGGCTCGGACACCAAAAACATTGAGGCGTTCACTCAAGCGGTTCAAGGTGTTGCTGCTGGTTTCCAAATCGCTCAAGGTGCTGCTGCATTGTTTGGTGAGGAAAACGAGGACATCCAAAAGGCTATGTTGCAGGTCAATGCGACCATGGCTATTGCCAACGGAATTCAGCAGGTAACGGTCCTGCTTCAAAAGGAATCGGCTATCTCAATGACGGCCAACAGGATTGCAACGGCCCTGTACGACAAGACGTTGAAAGGAACCATCGTAAGCCTTCGCCTCTTTAGGACTGCCTTGATTTCAACGGGTATTGGTGCAGCGATTGTTGGTGTTGGATTGCTTGTTGAGAACTGGGAAAAACTCACAAAAGTCGTAAAGGATTTCTTGGGCATTGAAACGAAAGACCTCAAGGCCGTATCCGAATTAGCGCAAAGGCAGGTTGAACTCGCAGAGGCAAGAGGCGAAAGCGAGGCAAAGGTTCAGAATCTCTTGATGGCTGCTTACGATGCAAGGATTGCAGCAGCCGAGAAAGAAGAAGAGCGAGCGCAACTGATTCACGAGAAAGAGGTCGCAAGGTTGACTTATCAAACCAAACTGCGAACCGATGCAATAGAAAAGCAGAAGAAAGATGCAGAGGATTTAAGGGCGATGGATTCGGCAGCCAGTCAAGAAGCCGAGAATTTTCGCTTGGCTAAAATTGGCAGGATAAACGATGAACTCGAAAGGGAAAAGGCTTTGCGAGATGAGAAACTTGCAATCCTTCGGGAAGAAAAGGCACAAAGGGAAGCAGACCTCAAAAAGAGATTCACGGATTCGGACGAGTTTGCCAAAGCCTATATTCTGCTGACCGAGGAAATGCGACTTAAAGAGCAAGGCATTGCCGAGGATAGTGCAGACAAAATTTCAAAGATTGAACGCAATCGTAGGCAACAGGACTTGCAGATGGCTTCCGAGGCCGTTGGTGCGCTTGGTAATTTGCTGACCGCTGGCTTGGGCAAGTCCGAGAAAGACCAAAGAAAAGCCTTTGAGATAAACAAGAAGGCCAGCATGGGTCAAGCCCTTATCAATACCTTCATGGCCGTAACCGCTGCTCTGACTGCTGGAGGGAACCCGATTAAAATTGCAAAAGGTCGTCAGTTCATTGACGCAGGTATCGCCCTTGCGACAGGCTTGGCGCAGGTCGCCAAAATCAGCAAGACCCAATTCCAAGGGAGTTCGGCAAGTGGAGGCGGTGGAGCGTTAACTGCTGGTGGTGGTGAAGGAGGCGATGTTGCTCCTGCTCCAATCTTTGCTAACCCTCAAACGACCATGCTTGGAACCGATGGTGCTGCAATGGGCCAAGGCCAAGGCTCATCACCAATGCGAGCCTATGTTGTGGAGAGGGACATCACCCAAAGCACTCGCAGGGTTCGGAGGTTGGAGGAATTTGCAACTTTGGGGGCATAGGACATTTACCACTATGGAACTGCCAATATACCGAATGACCGTGGACGAGGTGGATGAAGGGGTCCAATTCGTGGCCCTGACCGATATGCCAGCGATTGAACGGCCATTCCAAGCCTTCGCAAAGACACCACAACGCTTTAGCGAAACAGGCGAACGCAGGGTGCTGACCGGGCCGCTAATGCTTGCAGATACTCCCATCTTTCGCAAGGACGAAACCTACGGGGAGTACTACGTTGTATTTGACAAAGCGACCATCCGCAAGATAGTCCAAAAGTATTTCAAGCAAGGCAACCAGCACAACGTCAACGCCTACCACAATGCCGAACTGGATGGCGTGTTCATGTTCGAGTCATTTATAACCGATGCCGAGCGTGGCATCATGCCTCCCAAGGGCTACGAGGACACCCCCGACGGTTCTTGGTTCGGCTCCTTCAAGGTTGAGAACGACGAAGTTTGGGACAACCGCAATCTATTCCGGGGTTTCTCCGTTGAAGGCTTGTTCGGGATGGACAAGACCGAATCCGAAATGGAGGTCGCACTCGCTGGCCTCGCTGACGAATTAACCGCTTTTTTGCAACATATCCAACCCAACTACAAATCCAACTAACTATGAACCTGAAAAACGCAATCGAATCCCTGCGAAGTGAACTTCGTAAATTCAGCACCCAAAAGCAGTCCTTCGCTGACTACAAGTTGACCGATGGCACGGTTGTCCGTGTGGATGGCGACCTCGTTGCAGGTACTGCCGTTTACGTTGTAGCCGAAGAAGGCACACTTCCTGCGCCCGATGGCGAACACGTCGTCGAAGGCGTTGGCACTATCAAGACCGAAGGAGGCAAAATCGTTGAGGTCATCGCTGCCGAAGTAGCAACCCCGGTCATCGAGCCGTTGCCCGTTGCTGCTGAAATCACCCCCGAAGTGGCCGTTGAGGTAACCGAAGAAATCAAGGAGGCCTATCCTGCCATGACCCCCGAAGTTGTCGAGGCCATCGTCGCCAAGCACCTCGGAGCCATCATGGACGAACTCAAAGCAGCATACGCTGAAATGGGCAAGATGAAGGAGAAAATGTCTGCATTCGCATCGCAGGTTGAAACCATGGCCGACATCGTCGAAAAGGTTTCCGAACTCCCAGCCGAAGCCCCCAAAGCAAGCGGTTCCGCAATCGTCGAGCAACGCAAGGCTCAAGCCTCGCAGAACTTCAACGCTCTCGCACAAGCACTACAATCACTCAAATCCAAAAACTAAACCCCTAACCCCCCCCCACTAACCATGGCATACAATTTTGGCAATTTAGTTGCCTACACCGACCAAGAGAGGCTTCCTCTCATCACCAAAGCGGTATTCTCCGCTCGTTCAGCAGCCCTGTTCACCAAGCAGGTGGGCATCAAGTTCGCTGCTGCTCTCAACCTCATGGACACCGATGCCTTGATTCAAGGCGGAGATGTTTGCGGTTACGCAAGTTCAGGTACGACTACATTCAGTCAGCGGAATATCACCGTTGGCCGTATGAAGGTTCAAGAAACCCTTTGCCCTCGTTCCTTGGAGCAGTACTGGATGCAGACCCAGTTGACCGCTGGCTCTACCTACGATGGTGTTCCTTTCGAGCAGGCTTTCTCCGAGCAGAAGGCTCTCCGTATCGCTGAGGCTTTGGAAAATGCAATTTGGAAGGGCAACACTTATTTCAGCGGTGTCAACCAACTCTTGAACGCTGCTTCGGGTTCTACCATCAGCGGTAACACAGGAGCGGTATCGGCCTCCGTTGGTATCACCACAGGCAACGCAATCGCCATCTTCGACGGCATTTACAACCAAATCCCACAGGCCATCCTGACCAAGAATGACCTCGTAATCTTCTGCGGTTGGGACAACTTCCGTACATTGCTTGGTGCTTTCAAATCAACCGCTAACGTCCTGTATAACCAAGTTGACTTGGCTGGCCTTGCGGATGGCGATATTATGTATCCCGGCACAAACGTCCGTGTCATTGCAGTCCCCGGCTTGACTGGAACTAACCGCATCGTTTCGTCTTACCTCGGTAACTTCTTCTACGGGACCGACCTTTTGAGCGACGAGGAGCAGTTCTCAATCTGGTTCAGCAAAGACAACGATGAAGTCCGCTTCCAAGCAGCCTTTAAAGCAGGTGTCCAAATCGCTTACCCCGACTTGGTTGTTGACTTCCGCTTGACCTAATGTGTAGGGGGGAGGGAAACCTCCCCCTGCTTTTTGTTCCTTGAAACTTAAACCCCAAATACACATATGTCCTGCGCACTAACAACTGGTTACACACTCGGCTGCCGTGATTCAGTCGGTGGCATCAAAGCAATTTACGTCCAAAACTGGATTTCTACCGGGTCCTGTAACACTAACCTTTCAGGTGCGGTTACGGGGTTCACCGGGTACAATGCAAGCGGTTTTTTTGAATACGACTTGACCAAAGCCACGTCATCCATGACCGAAACTTTGAACGCAAGCATGGAGAATGGCACAATCTTCTACACCCCCGAAGTAACCTTCACCATCAACAAAATGCAAGTCGCAGTCCGCAATGAACTCCGTTTGCTCGCTCGTAGTAAAGTCATCGTCATCGTTCAAGACAACAACAGTCGTTACTGGTTGCTGGGTGCTATAAATGGCCTTGAGGCAACCGCTGGAACCGCTGGAAGTGGTACTGCATTCGGCGACCGAAACGGCTATGAAATAACGCTTTCCGGGATGGAGCCTAACCCGATGTTCCTAATCGAGTCAACAGTCTTTACACCATCGACTACGCAGATACTCGGTTCGTAGTATCTTCGCATCAGGTTTTCATCACTGAGGTTTGAGAGGGGCAGTCAGCAATGGCTGCCCTTCTTATTTTTACGGCCATGAAGATTTGTATCGTTTACAACGCCCATCCAACCGGGTGCAGTTACTACCGCCTCGAAATGCCGAACGCTTACCTTGGCGACAACTACCCGGAGTTCGACTATGTGTGCGTGGAGAACATCACGACCATCAGCGACGAGGGATTGAAGTCCATTGACCTGTTCCTGTTCAGCCGGCTTTGGTGTCAGGGGACAATGGAGCAAGTCGAAAATGTTTACAAAGCCCTGACCCAATACGGAGCGAAAGTCATCCTTGACTTGGACGATTATTGGGTGCTGGAATCGGGCCACATCATGTACCGCCACTATCACCAAACCAAACTCGCAGAGGTCATCCGTAAGCACATCAAATTGGCTGATTGGGTAACTTGTACCACCGAGCATCTTGCTGCTCGCATACGGCCTCTAAATGCGAATGTGAGCATATTGCAGAATGAGCCTTACGAAGCGTATCAGCAATTTATTCCCAACCCCGAAGAAGAACCCGACAAGCACCTCGTCAAGTTCGGTTGGTTCGGTGGTGCGCAGCATGGCGAGGACATGGAACTGCTACGAGAAGGGATGCAGAAACTACGCTGGGACGCAAACCTTGACGGCAAGTATCGCCTCTACCTTGGAGGTTGGAACGACAATAATCCTGTTTATGAAGGCTACGAGAAGATAATCAGCGACCAAGGGAACAACCCGAACTACGGACGCATTCAGGCAGCGGATATTTACTCCTACGTCGGGGGCTACAACTTCGTGAACGTAACCCTTGCACCGCTCCGAGATACCAAGTTTAACAAACTCAAGTCCGAGTTGAAGGTGGTCGAGGCAGGGTGGATGAACAAGGCCATCATCGCATCCGAAACCATCCCTTACACCGATGTCATCCGACACGGAGAGAACGGGTTTCTCGTGCCTTACAACAAACCCAAGGACTGGTACAAGTACATCAAGCAGTTGATTCTTGACCCCGACCTTCGCAAAGCCTTGGCTGATAACCTCACGGCTGACATTAAAAAGCAGTTCAACGTGGCTGAAACCGCCAAGAAGCGGGCCGAACTATACAGGCAGATTGGGCGCAAATTGTGAAATTCGGGGGCATCGCACATTTACAAGCAGATGCTTTACCTGAACCCTGACACGACCAACACCCTGACGGTTACTTGGACCGAGCGAGCCAGCACGGGGGACCGCTACATCTTGCGACTCACGAGCATTGCCAAGAACACCACGACCGATTTCACCCTGCTGAAATCTGCCAACCTTTCCAACTATACCAACCGCTATGACCGATTTCAAATTGCCGTGGGCTCGCTTGAAACGGGTTCCTATAAGTATGAAGTTTACGATACCAATAGCACGGTTGCCGCTGCTTTGGCGGTCGTTGAAACGGGCTTGGCTTTTCTACAAACCGCAACGATAGGCTTCAACACCTACGCCAATTCAATTACTTACAACACCTATCTCGCATCCAGCGTGAGGGTTTTCGATTCAACCTTTGACCAATCCTTCGCATGAGCGTACAAACGAGAACGCAACTCCAAACGAGTGCTGCTACCATTACCAACGAAACCGCTGCCGGGGCGAACACCGCATCCCGTGTGGGCGGTCTATTTGACGACCTTGCAGACACCGCCACGCTTGACCGAGAGCGAGGCTTTGCGAACCTTTACCTCGATACCGATACGGCTTTCACCCCGACGCAGGGGCAAAGGGTCAAGTTGACAAGTGCGATGAAATCAGGCGTTTTGTCAACCTACAATTTCTCACGAACTACCAACTCGCTAACCTACACAGGCACAACAGGGGCAACCCTTCGCATCGCTGCATCCATGGTCTTTGCGCAGGGCAACAACCACCAAGTCAAGGTTTACATAGCCAAGAACGGCACAACGATTGACCAGTCAATGACTGACATCACAACGGCTCACACGAACGGCCATGCGGTTTACACGGAGGCCTACGTTACGGGTGCGGTCAACGATGAATTTGCCATCTACGTCAACGCAATCGATAGCGGTGCAAGTATCGCAATTTCAGCCCTTTCATTTACCATCCACACGCTATGAGTAATAAATCTACTCAACACTTCACCCAATGGCTTGGGATAGAACATAAGGTTCCTGTAATGCTGGAGAATAGGTCCGGCAAGTACATCACCTACGGCTTTGCGAACGAATACCCCTACTACCTGCTTGACAACTATCGCAGGAGCAGCAAGCACAACGCTATTGTCAACGGCAAGGTGAACTACATCATGGGCGGAGGGTGGCAGGCAGGCGACAACCTGACCGTAGAGCAAGAGGCTCGATTCATCAAGTTCTTCGACGGACTTTCCAGCACGGAGGACTTAAACGATATCACGGAGAAATTGGTCCTTGACTTGGAGTTATTTAACGGATTTGCGGTCGCAGTTACTTGGTCCAAACTTGGCACGATTGCGAAGATGGAACACGTCCCGTTCGAGAAAATCCGTGTTGACAAGGAGGAGAAGATGTTTCAGGTGGCCGATTGGTACAACGATGACATGATGCAACTCTTCCCCAAAGTCGGGGACATCGAGAAAATCCCTGCATTCGACCCGGAGAACCGCCTCGGTAAGCAGTTGTTCTACTATCGGGTGTACGCTGCTGGCGTGAAGCACTATCCTTTGCCCGAATACATCGGGGGGAACGCTTGGATTGAGGCAGACGTGCAGGTGGCGAACTTCCACAACAACAATCTGCGCAACAACTTTTGGGGCGGTTACTTGATTAATTTCAACAACGGCATCCCGACCCCCGAAGAACAGGGCGACATCGAGCGTCAAATCAAGCGTAAGTTTTCAGGAACGGACAACGCTGGTCGCTTCGTGGTTACCTTCAACGACGACGCAGCCAAGGCTCCGACGCTGGAACCGCTCACTCCGAGCGACATGGATAAGCAGTTCGAGATACTGAACAAGGCCATTCAACAAGAAATCTTTATCGCACACCGTGTAACGAATCCAGCGTTATTCGGTGTCAAAACCGAGGGCCAACTCGGAGGAAGGACTGAATTAGTAGAGGCCTACGAGTTATTCAAGGCGACCTACGTCAACGACCGGGTCCGCAAAGTGGAGCGGATGATAAACTACCTCGGTTCATTTAATGGCGTGGAAGGGATGGAGTTAATTCCTACCAACCCCATCACGGAGCAGTTGAGCGAACAGGCTCTCCTTCAAGCCATGACCCCAGCAGAACTGCGAGAAAAAGCGGGTTTGCCACCGATTGAAATCAAGACCGAATCAAGCGTCCAAGACGTTATCACGGCTATCAATTCGCTCTCTCCGTTGGTTGCCAACAAGGTCTTGGAATCTATGTCAGCAAACGAAATCAGGGCCTTGGTGTCCTTGCCTGCAAAGGCAGAGGGTTCGGGTCTTGCAGGGGAAACGGCAGCCGTAGAGGTCAGCCCTGAACCTACTGCACCGCAAGGCTTGGCATCGAACGACAACATCAAGAAACTATCGGGCAGGGAGTACCAAAACCTGATGCGAATCGTGCGTCAGTATATGCAGGACAAAATCACTCTTGAAATGGCTCGGACCATGCTCTCGGCTGGCTTCGGTCTATCAGCCCAAGAGATTGACACGATGCTCGGAGTGCAGTCCCAAGAGTTCAGCGAGCCTCAATGGGGCCAAGATGACGATGAGGACTACGGATGGGGCGACGAAGAGTTCAAGGTCTTGGAAGTAGTTGCAAGCAAGTTTGGGAGCCATGCAGACGATTACCATGTCATGCACTCCAAGCCGATGCGGTTTGACACCGATTTAGACGACCAAGTGCGACAGGCCTTTGCTGAACTGGGCGAAGAAGAGAAAGAGTTGGACCTGAAGATTGAGGCGTATCGCAAGAAGAACCGGGACGCATCGGTTGAAGAAATGGCAAAGGAGTTCGGAGTGAGCAAGGCGAAGGTCGCCAAGCGTGTCGCCTACTTGATTACCAAGGACCGCTACCCTATCAGCCGGGCCGTGGACAAGATAGCCGAGCAGAACCTTCCCAAGAATGTGAAGGAAGTCGCAGAGCCAGTCTTGGAAGTGCGTTACAAGTATGCATGGGCCACGGGTTTCAGCAACAAAGACAAAGGCTCCAGTCGTGAGTTCTGCAAAGTGATGCTTGACTTGGCCGGGCAGGGCAAGGTTTACACAAGGGAGGACATCGACGGGATTTCTGCAATCATGGGATATTCCGTTTGGAATCGCAGAGGCGGTTGGTATCACACGCCCAGCGGAGTGAATAGACCGCAATGTCGCCATGTATGGGAGCAGCAACTCGTTATCCGTAAAGGCAATAAAATCAGCAAGGCATGAAGGCACTATTCATAAGCGAAGAAACGCTACTGGACAATAGCATCATCAACGAGAACGTATCCTACACCCAAATCCGTCCAACGGTTGTCAAGGTGCAGGAGATGCGGATTCAGCCCATCGTTGGCTCTCCGTTGTACGGGGAACTCGTCAGCCAAGTGGTCAGCGGTTCAACGTCTGCACTCAACCAAACGCTGCTGGAGGACTACATCCAACCTGCAATGATTCAATGGCTTTACTACGAACTGCCCATGGTGTTGGCCTTTAAATACATGAACAAGGGCATGGTTCGCAGAACAAGCGAAGAGTCCTCCCAAATGAGCATGGAAGAGATTACCCGGCTGACCGACAAAGTGAAGAACGATGCGGAGTGGTACTCCGAGCGGATTACTCGCTACCTGATGGAGAACCGCAACTCCTATCCGCTCTGGAACTCGCCTCCATCGGCTTTGGATACGATTTACCCGAACGCTACCAACTACCGCACCGGGATGGTCTTGGACCGCAACAGGAGGATGGGAATTAGCAACCTTGACTACCCCTACCCTTACGGTCAATTCGGGGCGTGTAATGACTGCTAACGATGGGCGCACACAAGAAGAACATACTGAAACTGCAAAACTATGTCTTGGATAAAAATCAAGCAAGCCCTGCTGGACCTTGCCAACAACCATCCGCAAGTAAACTCGTTCGGAACAGGGGACCCGTTGGCGATAGGAACGGACAACACCATCAACCTGCGAACCCCAAGCCGTGAGCGAATCGTCTATCCGCTCGTTTTTGCGGACGTTCAGTCTGCAAATACTGACGCTGGTACTTTGGACTTGGTGGTTGGGGTATATTTTAGTGATAGAGTTGAGTCCATTAAACCGATGGGCGGAGTGGTTTCGGGCAGCCCTACGCTGGGTTGGCAGGACAACGAGGATGAGGTCCTAAGCGACCAACTGCAAATCGCACAGGACTTCATATCGTCGCTCACAAACGACCCGAATGAGGACTGGACCCTCTCATCCAACGTATCGCTTACAAGGTTCGTAGAGAGCCGGGATGACCGCACGGCAGGGTGGCAGGCGACGATGACCTTTGAAATCCCCTATGGTCATTCAGTTTGTGAAATTCCAAGTTAAAAGACATTTACAATTAAACGCTAAAAAATGCCTACACCCATATTGCAACAAATGCTCGGACAGGGCGGTACGATGGAATTCGTTGACGCTGCCGTTACAGGCAAAAACTACGACTTCCTTGTAGTCAACACCGCAGCCACATTCACAACCCTTACTGGAACTGGAAGCGAGAACCTGCTAACCGCTTACGCTCTTAGTGGCAAATCAGTTTCCGCTGGTATCGTGATAAGCGGTCGCAACGGAGGTAAGATTACGGCCGTCACTCCATCCGCAGGTTCAGTCATCGGTTACACCTTCCTCTAAGATGCTGATAGGCTACGGCTACGGCTACCCGACCAATATGCTCCAAGGCGGAGTCGCTGCTGGGGTGTGGGCCTTGTTTAACGCAAGGGCTACGACTGACGGTGCAATCGCTGCCGAGGCTGCCGTTAATGGCTGCCTGTTCGTCCGATTCGCTGCAATCTTCAACTTCTAACAATGCCGACACCATCGCTGATTTTAGTACCTGCACGATTCAAAACAGGCAAACTCTACACCCCAGTCGCTACGACTTCGGGCGGTGTGGTCTTGGGAGCATCGGGCGACTTCAATGTTACCCGTGCGACGACTGCGACCCGTGTGAATGCGAGTGGTCTTGTGGAGAGCGTTGCAAGTGGTATTCCAAGGTTGGACTATCCTCTTGGCGGTGGCTGCCCTGCGTTGCTCGTGGAGGCTGCTGCGACCAACTTGGCTTTGCATAGCAGGGATTTAAGCAACGTCGTTTGGGTAAAGACAAGCATAACGGCTGCAAAAAATGCAGTAGGGGCAGACGGCACGGCTTCAGGAGCCACAACGCTAACCGCAACGGCTGTAAGCGGAACGGTCCTCCAAGCATTAGTTAATGTATCGCAGAGCCGTGTTTTCTCGGCCTACATTCGCAGGGTAACGGGTACGGGGGCTATCCAATTAACAACCAATGGTGGAACTAACTGGACAACCGTTACAATTACAAGCGGATACACTCAAGTCGCCTGTGCTGCCCAAACTGTTTTAAATGGCTCCGTTGGTATTCGGATGGCAGTAAGTGGCGATGTCATTGAGGTTGACTTTACCCAAGGCGAGGTCGGCCCTGTTGCTACATCGCCCATCGCCACCACCGCAGGTACAGGAAGCCGCAACGCAGACGTGATAACCCTATCAGGCGCAGTCAGCGGATGCATCGGGCAGACCGAGGGGACGATTTATGCGGAGGTGGAT